GCTATGGTAGAATTTTTACCTTATGCGGCTTATAAAGTATCAAATAAAGGAGTATTTAAACATAATTCTGAAAACAGTACTACAGTTGAAAAGAATGAAATAGATTTCTTAATTGAAAAAGAACGTGATGTTGCACAAAGTTATACAAATAGATTCATTGATTATATGACTTTTAACCAAGTGTTATTTCCTGAATATAATGAAAATTCAAATGCTGATGTATATCCAGATAAAGATGCAAATTTCACAGGATGGGTGCTATAAAAGAAACATATAAACCGAAAGAGGTAAACGTAAAAAAGTTAGAAATTTTTTTAAATAAATTAGATAAAAGAAATGATACAAACAATTAACATAGGTACAGCTGCAAATGATGGCACAGGTGATACTATAAGAAATGCATTTGATAAAGTTAATGATAATTTTTTAGAAGTTTATTCTTTAGCTTCTAATGGTTTATATGCACAAACTGCTTTAAGTCCGCCAATAGTTTATGCAAGTGGCGAAGCACTTTTGATAGGTGCTGGTGTTGGAACGTTAAATGTACCTGCAAATGCTTTTAAAGTTGGTGATTCATTTGTGGCTAAAATGTGCGGAAGATTAACTTGTGCAAATAATCAAATATTACATATTAGAGTACGTTCAAATGGAGTTTTAATTATAGATGCTTTAGAATATAATTTATCAACTACAACTGACAAATATTTTGATTTAGTTTTAGATTTTACAGTTACAAAACTTGGTGGTGCTGGAGTTGCTGAACTATTTTCAAATGGAATATTTACTTATAATAAAAATGCAGCTGTAGCAATGGAAGGAGTCCATTTTGGGTTAGTTAGTAATACGGTTTTTAATACAACAATTGTAAATTCATTAAGTATTACAGCTGAATGGGTAACTAATAATGCTGCTAATACAATACGTTCACAGAATTTTACATTAACTAAAGTATATTAATTATGTCAGACTGGGGACAAGGTGCAAATAACAATAATATAGGTTGGGGACAAGGTGCAATTAATAATCTTATTTCTTGGGGTTATTCGCATTTTATTAGTTGGAGTGGTGATACAGAAATTGTAGGAAACGAAGGTATTATAAATAATGACTTTTATATAAGAGTTTTAGCTGATTCAGGAATTATAGAAGCACAATCTTGCTTATTAACAACATTAGAAAATTTAGATAGAATATGAGTTTATTAGAACAAGCCTCTTTGGTTATAACACCAAACGCATATAAAGAAAGCAAGTTATATTCAGTTGTTCCAAATACTACTTTGGGCGATATGGATGTTGTTCGTGCTACAACAGCAACGAGAGTAAATAGTAACGGGCTTATTGAGGAAGTGCCTTATAATTTAGTAAGATATTCTGAAGATATTAGTAATTCAGCTTGGGCAAAATATAATATTACAATGTCTGCAAATAGCACTACTGCTCCAAACGGAACATTAACTGCTGAAAAATTATTATCTTCTAATTCTACAAGTTTTCAAGGTATTGAAATACAAGTAAATTATATTTCGGGGCAAAAATATACAAATTCAATTTATTTTAAATATATCGATACTCCATTTGTTCAAATAATTACTCCAAGTTTTGTTTCTTCTAATTATGTAAATTTTAATATCCAAACAGGAGAGGTTGTAGGGGGTGTATATGAGGATGCTACGGTAACGAGCGTTGGTAATGGTTGGTATCGTTGTAGCTTTACTTTTATTTCAAATTATACAGGAAGTGGGGGTACTATAGGTTCAGCCAATTTAATTAATTCTGCATCTTCAAGTAAAGCTTCAGATTTTACGGGAAATGGTGTTAAAGGTATCTATCTTTGGGGTGCTCAATTAGTTACAAGCACTTCAGCAAAAGAATACTTTCCTACAACTGATAGATTAAACATTCCACGTATTGATTACACAAACGGAAGTTGTCCGAGTTTATTAGTAGAGCCACAAAGAACGAATTTATTGACTTATTCAGAACAATTTGATAATGAAGTTTGGCAGAAAAGAAGTAATATAGCAATAACTGTAAATGCTATAACTGCACCTGATGGAACACTAACTGCTGATAAAATGTATTTGTCAAATAATTTAACTGTTGATTATGGATGTTTTCAAATTGTAACAAGTGGAACAAATAGAACTTTATCTGTATATGCTAAAAAAGCGGAATTAAATTATTTATTTTTAGGATTTAATAATAACACTGCAAGTGAGGGTGTTTTCTTTAATTTAAACAACGGAACAATAAGTCAAAATACAGGAAGTTTTACCGCTTCTATTGAAAACTTTAGTAATGGTTGGTATCGTTGTTCAGTTTTATTTCCGTCTATTTCTTATTGTTTTATTTCGCCATCTGTAACAGGAACTTCATTTGTGTTTAATAATCAACAAAATAACGGATTATATATTTGGGGTGCTCAAATTGAAGCGGGTGCTTACCAAACTTCATATATTCCAACAGTTGCATCTTCAGTAACCCGTAACGCTGATGTTATTTCTAAAACAGGAATAAGTAGTTTAATAGGTCAAACAGAGGGAACTTTGTTTGCTGAATTTTATCATAACGGTCAAGACGTATTAAGCACTCAACAAGTTTTATTTGTTAGTAGTGGAAACACAAATAATTATTTAGCATTTGGAGTTTATGACGGTAGACTTAATCCCGCTGTAAGAGCCTCAAGTACAGATATATTTGATTTACTTGTTGGACCAAATCCATTATCTCAAGGTAGGCATAAAGTTGCTTTAGCTTATAAAAGTGGAGATTTTGCGGTTTATTTAGACGGAGTTTCAATTTATACAAATACTAATTCAGCTACTTTTGGAACTATGAGCCAATTAGATTTAGGAACTACTTTATCTTTTAATACTCAATTAGGAGACGGAATAAAATCAGCACAACTTTACAAAACACGTTTAACAAATTCAGAACTTGCACAATTAACAACAATATAATGCAATATTTAACTAAATAATTCGAATATATTCCGAATAAACATATATAATTTAACAAATATATAATGAACATAGCAAAATTAAATTACACAGACAAAGAAACAGCAATAAAAGATTTCTTAAAAAAAGGAGTCTTTGTTGAGACTACAGATTTAAACAACGAAAAACAATTAGTTTACGGAAAAGGTATTCAAGCTATTGTTGAAATTGGTAGAATTGTTTTAGAAAATGGAACATACGATACTGACTTTAAACAATTAACTGCTCCTGTTTACGCTGATGGATATGCTTACGATGTTATGAGTGACAACGTAATTGTATTTGAAAGCGAAATATTCCCTAACAATCCAAAACATAATTTTGCAGGATGTGAACCTATTAAAGAAATAGATATGAAGCAAGATATAATTTTTGAATAATGAGCAAAGAGCAATTTGATATTATTCTAAGTAAATGGATTTCACGCAAGTTACTTGTTTTTATGGTAGCTTGTGGTGGTTTATTTAGTGGGCAATTAACTTCAAGTGATTGGGTTATTATTGCTACAGCTTATATTGGTATTGAAGGTATTACAAACATAGTAGAAAGATTAAGAAAATAATGGATAATTTAGAGCAATTAAGCCGAGATATAAAAGAAATTAAACAAGCACTTTTAGGAAGTGAATTTAACAATTTTAAAGGTATGGTTTCACAAGTAAAAGAAATAGACGACAGGGTTGAAAATTTAGAAGTTTTTAAAAACGAAATTTCTGTATATGTAAATCAGTTTAAAGTCGCTTTTGTGATTATGTTCGGAGCTTTAATTACTTTAATTTTTAAATTATTTTCAATACGATGAAGTTAAACAACAATGGCTATTTATTAATTACAGAATTTGAGGGATATAGTTCTAAACCTTATTTATGTCCAGCAAAAATACCTACAATAGGATATGGAAATACATATTATCCTGATGGCAAACGTGTAACTTTATTAGACAAAGAAATAAACAAACAAGAAGCATTTGAAATGTTTAAATCAATTGCTGATAGATTTGCTTTAAAAGTTTCTAATTTAGTTAAAACACCTTTAAATCAAAATCAATTTAATTCTTGTGTATCTTTAGCATACAATATTGGAATGGCTAATTTTATGAATAGTACACTTTTAAAATTAGTGAATAAAAATCACAATGATATTTTAATTGGCTTAGAATTTAAGAAGTGGAATAAAGTAAATAAAAAAGTAGTTGCAGGTTTAACAAGAAGAAGAAATTATGAAAGCGATATATATTTTAGTTAGTTTAATTTTATTTAGTTGTGGTTCACGAAAAGTAGCAATACAAGAAACTAAAAAAGATTCTTTGAAACAAATAGAAACTAAAATTGTTACAAAAGAAGAAACAAATATATCTATTAAAAACGATATTTATACTGATGAATTTACTATAACACCTTTAGATACTTTAAAAGATATTGTAGTAAACGGTATAACGTACAAGAACGTTGTTTTAAGATACAAAAAAGTAAAAGATAATAGTTTACATATTGAAAAGAAAATAATGCTTAAAAACGAAGTTAAAAAAGAAATAATTAAAACTTCAGTTAAAACATTTAAAAAAGAAATAGATAGAAAACAGAATTATTTTATTTACTTGTGGTTACTTTTAATTCCAGTAGTTTATTATTTATACAAAAGATTTAGATTTTATTTATAAATTATTTCTGAAATTTTAAATATTAAACAATTATTTTCATTTAATTTGATTTTATAATCTTCTAAATGTTTTAAACTTTCAAAACTTTTTATATATTCTAAAAATTTATTTTTATTGTTTTTTATTTTAAATCTATATTTCATTTTTTAAAGTATTTTATATTTTATCTATTGCAAAACTACAATAAAAAATTTACATAAAATTAAAAAGTTTTTAACAAGATTGTTAATAACGTATAATTACATTTGTATATGAAGAAACCAACACGTAAAAGTTTAGTAATAAAATTAGATACTATCTTTAGTCAATATATAAGACGTAAAGATGCTATTAATGAAATAGCTGAATGTATTACTTGTGGTAAAAAAGACCATTATAAAAAGCTACAATGCGGTCACTTTCAATCACGTTCACATTATTCAACACGCTGGTTAGAAACTAACGTTGGAGTTCAATGTTATGGGTGCAATATATCACGTTCAGGTGAACAATATAAATTTAGTCAATATCTTGGTGATAACTTAGCACAAGAAATGTATATTAAGTCAAAGCAAATAGTTAAATTTGCCGATATAGATTTAATTGATATGATAGAATACTATACTAATAAGGTTAATGATTTGGATTAAAAATTTGTTTTTGTTTTTCTTTGTTTTAAGAAGCTACTGTAAAAGGTAGCTTTTTTTATTTGTTAAAGTTTTGTTAAAATATTTTAATATAGTTTTATATTCAAAAAACAGTTATATATTTGCATAACAATAACAATTAAAAACAAACATTATGAAACAACATTTAAAAGATTTCGGATTATCATTAGCATTTATGGCTACACTTACATTAATTTATTTAACACTAACTTTTTATTTTTTATAGTATGAAAGATTTAACAGATTTTCAAAGGTTTCAAATACAGAGTTTACAAGCAAGAGTTTGCGAACTTGAAAACATTAACAATCAATTAGCAGAATATTGCTTTGAAGCATTAACAGATGAAATTACAGCAGAATATAAAACTGTAATTAAAAAAGAAATTTATA